ATTGTGCGGTTATCCGTTCGGGAATAAAGCACTAGGGGCGGGTAGCAAGGCGATGAACTAGGGCAATTGTCATACATCAAGCGTGGGCGGATACCAGAGCGCGGCAACCAGTTACTTTATAGACTGGCATAGTCTGGTAAGTATATAAACGATTAAAGCGTTATATATATGGCGGAATCCGTCGAAGCCATAAGACCAGTTTAAATACTGGCTTTTGTTTGGCTTTGGGCGGGGTGCATGGCGGAATCAATGAACTTCATACAGCTATACATAGAATGATGCAAAAATGGCTTAACTCTTAACGCGCTCATACAAACACAAAATGGTCTTAAGCGCTCATACATACACATACATACTCTTACAGCACTATACAGCACAAACGAATTGGGACAATTGCGCCCAAAATATGCTAAATGCGAATGATAATAAGAACGATTCTCGTTTGGGGTCACAAGGCGTGTAAGTGTGGGGAACCTTTCCAATCCCCCCAAAAAAGAAAATAATGGAATATAAACATAATTGATAGTGGTATGATTCACTCATGTATAAACTTAATCTTTCACGTGGTGGTTATCGTCTGCTCTTTTGGATTTCAGAGCATTACTCGTCTGGTTCTTTGAAGCACGGTGAAAAGGGGTGGACTACGCAAGCTAAAGTGGACTTAGGATATACACAGCCTATGCTTTCAATGCTGGCTAAAGAATTAGAATCGCATGGTCTGCTTAAACGCACGACTGGTGGTTTTAGTGTTTTGTTTAACTTAAAGGGAAATTAATCATGGATGAAGCAACTTTGTTTCGTGTTCAAAAAGAGCGCGAAGAACTTGAAATTAAAATACGCAAGCTAAATGAGTTTTTAAATTGCAAAGAATATGATGTGTTGTTGGCAGAAGAACAAGATTTAATGCGTGAGCAACTCTGGACAATGCAAACATATCACAACCTTCTTTGCAGACGCATTTTCTTAATACCTATGCCGTCACCTCAAGTTAATATTGATGATTTTAAATATGATGGGATGAAATAATTATGGCTAACGCTAAAGGATTTGCAGAGTTTGTTGCTACCGTACCAATGAAAGATGTTGGTTATATTCTAGTGGCTGTTGATATTGATGAAACTGACAATATGCCAATGACCATTGCAAGTAACGTACAGACAGACGTTGCGCGTAAACTGATTAAGTCATTGCTACGTCAATGGGATGATTTAGATTTAAAGCCTATTGCCGCCAACGAAGAAATTGTTGTGCAAGACGATGCGGTTTAATAAAGAGCATTTTTGGAAGTTTTGTTCACACCTAAAAATTGAATCTAAGGAAAAGGGGTTAATTCCCCTTATTCCTAATGGGTGTCAAAAAGCCTATGTGGATGCAATTGCTGACGGATTGAACAATGAGGATATACACGACTTTAAATTCCTCAAGGGGCGGCAATTAGGTATTTCAACTATCTCACTTGCTTTAGACTTGTATTGGAATTTCAAGCATAGGGCTTTGCAAGGTACGCTGGTTACGCACAATGATGATGCGCGTGAGTTTTTTAGAGCAACTTTAGAAAACTATATGTCGTACCTGCCCAAAGAATACAAAGTGCCGGTCAAGGCACACAATCGCACACAACTTATCTTTAAAAACAATTCACGGTTTGTCTATCAAGTGGCTGGTACTCGCAAGTCTGGAAACTTAGGTCGGTCAACCGCTTCTAGTTTTTCTCATGCTACCGAAGTAGCTTTTTGGGGTGATGAAGAAGGCTTAAAGTCTTTTGAATCTACCCTTGCTGATAACAACCCAGACCGTCTGTATATCTGGGAAACAACCGCCAATGGCTACAATCATTTTCACGATATGTGGGTGACTGCCAAACGAAGCATTACACAAAAGGCGGTGTTTATTGGTTGGTGGCTTAATGAATCGTATCGCGCTGAAAAAGGTTCGCCTGTTTACGAAGCGTATTGGGATGGCACATTAGACCCAGATGAAAAAGCATGGGTGAGTAACGTGCAACGTCTTTACAAGTTTCATATTGAGCCAGAACAAATTGCATGGTGGCGTTGGCGCTTAGAAGAAAAGATGAACGGCGATTCTGTCATGATGATGCAGGAATTTCCGCCTACTGAGGATGATGCGTTTGTATTGTCTGGCAGTCAATTTTTTACAAGTGACCGGATTACCAAAGCATATCGTCATGCGATGGATTATGAAGATACGTACCAGTCATTGCGGTTTAGCATGGGTGAGCGTTTTGATGAAACAGAACTGCGCCCAACAACCCCAATGAACGCTGAACTTAAGATTTGGAAGATGCCTGTGAAAGGGGCTTATTATGTACTTGGTGCTGACCCTGCTTATGGCAGTAGTGACTGGGCTGATAGATTTGCGATTGTCGTATTACGTTGCTACGCGGATGGGGTTGAGCAAGTCGCAGAGTACGCTACTGACAGTTGTAATACGTATCAATTTGCTTGGATTATTGCTTATCTCGCAGGCGCTTATGGCAACTGCATGGTCAACCTAGAGATTAATGGTCCGGGTCAAGCGGTGTGGAATGAAATACTTAATTTAAAACGATTAGCTGGCATGAACGTGCCGGGAATGTCTAAGGGGATTCAAGATGTGCTGGGAAACATACGCTCTTACCTGTATCGCCGTACTGATAGCATTGGTGTGGGTGGGTTAGCTTATCAATGGAAAACAACATACGATACTAAACATCGCATGATGCACTTTCTAAAAGATAACTTTGAACGCGAGAATTTAAAAATACGTTCAGTTGATTGTATTGAGGAAATGAAATCTATTGTGCAAGACGGCGGCTCTATTGAAGCCGCAGGTAAAGGCAAGGATGACAGAGTAATGGCGATGGCGCTTGCCGCTATTGCATGGGGTGAGTGGATTAAGTATGAACTCATTACGCAGGGTATTACTTATGCCGCATCCGCCAGACGCGATGAAATTCAATCTACAGAGCAAACACAAACCGGAACTTTAGTGATGAACTATCTAAAAAGGATAGGAATTAGCGATGTTAATACTCAGCGCTGATGAAGTACGCCAAAAACTAAGAATATTGTTGTTTCAAGAGCAAATCCCAGTCACAAGGCTTGCAAAAGACTGTGGAATGGATGCCAAAACAATTTTAAAGGCTTCTAATGGCGATATTACCGGTTTTACATCCAGAAGGTTCTCTAGGTTCTTTGATTTACGTGATAAAGGCGTATTACAGCCTAAAATTGAAGAAAACAAGACTATTCTGGGTACTGAGCGCAGTAAAGGCAGAATTGTTGGTCAAATAAGCCGTATGTATGGTGAATTGAAGCAATACAGGGATAATTTTGGCAAAAGCAAAGAAACGCTTGAGCAAATGACTAATTCAGAGTTGGAAGTGGTGTTTTTTAGCGTAGAAAGCCAATTAAAATACAATTTGCTTAAAAAATACGCAGATGTTATTGAAAAATACCATATTTGGTTATACGATAAATGGGATTACTGGCAATGGAAAGAAAAACTAGAGCTGACATTGCGAGATACAGGGAAGTAAGAAACCTTCCAACACCTGTTGCTAATGGTGTGTATGAAATGGCAGTCAAAGCATTTGAGAATGGTTGCCCCAATTTTGAACACCCGGTGGTATTGCGCGGATTGATAGTCAAGCCGTTTAAAGACGGCAGGCAATGGAAAATCAAAGCGCGTGGCGTTGAAATGTTTTTCAGATGGTTTATGAATCATATTCCAACCGATGTGGTTGAAGGAAAGCGGTACACTATTGTTGGTGACTTGCTTACTGCCAATCAAGGTAAGAAATTTATATTAGATGATTGTGTAATTGTTCCTAGACATAAAGCATTTATGGAAAAGATAGACAATGTTATTCATTCTAGTGTATTGAATATAAACGAATATATTGAAAAACCAAAACGAGATACATTTTTTATTAAAGAATAAAGGGAAAACAAAATGGCGGTACTTAAAGAATATATTTGTAAGGCGCATGGTTCGTTTGAAGGGTTTGACCCTGCTTGTCCATACGGCTGTAAAGGCACAATGGTTGAGCGTGAATTTAGGTCTGCCCCAGCAGTACATTACAAAGACGGATTTAATCAATCTGGAAACATTGATAAAAATTTAAATAACTTAGCTGGCGATTATGGAATGACGGACATAAAACATAATTCAATGGGCTCGGTTGCTGGTTCATTACCTCCAGATTTATCCCCACGCTGGGGTAGCGGTGGGTTGGCTGGATTGCAAAAAGAAGGGCATCAACTTGGTCAATCTGGTTTAAATGTTGTTCAAAATACATTGAGAAAGCCAGAGGCAACTATTCCGGCTCACGTTAAAGCACAAAGTGCGAAGGACTTGATTACATGATAATCCCTAAAGAGAATAATGAGCGCGAACAGTTTTATTGGGAGCTGATTGAAAAATGCGGATATTCCGCAAACGACAGAAAACCCCAATACAGCCGCCTTAGAAATAACTTTTTGTTTGGCTCTACAGAAGGCACCCCAGTTGCTTTTAACAAAATCTACCCACACATTGATTTGCTAACGTCATTTTTATTTTCAATTGATACTACAAGATTTTCTATTGAACTTGATGCAGACGCAGACAAAGAAGAAATTAATAAATTAAGCATTGGCACTAAAGCGGTCAATGAAGCATGGCACAAAGGTAATGCAGACGTTGTGTTTAATACTTGCTTGCAATGGTCTTTGGTTTACAACTCTATGTTTGTAAAAATTGTACCTACGCTTGGCGGCGCAGTTTCATATCATGCGCTTGAGCCGCACAACTTTGGCGTGTTGCGCGAGGACATTCCGTACATTGACCGTCAAGAAGCCATGTACCATTCTTATTACATTACTAAATCTGAATTAGAACGTCTGTTAGAAAAGCACCCGTCAAAAGAAGCTATTATGAAAAGGCTTGAAGGCGCACCAACAACTTTCCAAGAAACTATGCCAGACGCTATTTCACGTTTGGTAACATCTGCATCAAACCCAAGCATGATAGGTAATGCTAGTATGGCTCAATCTAGCACTACATACAGACCGTCTGTGGCAGAGGACATGATTAAAATGTTTGAATTGTGGTTATGGAATGATGAAATTAAAGATTATCAAACTGTGACTATGGCTGAACCGGGCGTAGTTATTTATGACAGAAAAAACATATTTATTGAAGGCGAGTGTCCTTTTGTGCAGGTATGCCCAAATCCGCTTTATGATTATTTCTGGGGTGAATCAGAAGTTGAGCGTTTAGTAGAATTACAAAAATGGCGTACAGCACGTATGGATGACATTGACGAAATATTTAACAAACAAGCTAGACCGCCAACAATGGTTAATGGCACGTTTGGTATTCCAGACGAAATGAACTTTGCGCTTAACTATGCTGGTGGCTTGCTTAAATCACAAGACCCAACAGCTAAAGTAGAAAGATTCTCGCCAGACCTTCCTCCAGAAGCGTTTACAATTATCCATGAGATTGATGCAATGTTTGCAGAAGCCTCTGGTATGGGCAATATGATGATGGGCAAAGGTGAATCTGGCGTTAGAAGTAAAGGTCATGCCGATACGCTTGCTAGAATAGGCTCAAGCCGCGCTAAAAAACGTGCGTTGATAGTGGAGGATTCTTTAGAAAAGATTGCTACTCTGACGCTTAAGTGTTTGCGCGTGTATGACAAAACAAGATACCTTGATGATGACAAAATGCCATTCCAGTTTTCACAATTGACCGGCAAATGCACAGTTAAAGTAGATGCACATTCATCATCCCCAATTTATGTTGAAGATTATCGTCAAATGATTGCTGAATTGTTCCAAGCAAAAGCAATTGACCGTAAATCAATGATTGAAATGTTGCATCCACCTATGGAGCCTATTTTAATAGACCGTTTGGCTAAGATTGAAGAAAACGAAGCCAAACAACAGGAGGCGCAACAAGCGCAAAAGCAAGGTTAAATTAACAATTGATGAATATTTAATCAATAGTTAAGTAAATGTATTGACAATACAAACAATTGAGTTAAATATAGACGTTATATAAAATAATTGCGGAGGTTTATATGGCTGGTCAAAATGTAGCAGGCGGTTCAGCATCGCGCACACAGTCATATACACCAAGCGTTCCAGATAATCGTATTGATTATTCGCGCTCTAATGTCAGAGGCTCCGGATTTAACCAAAGTCGCGCTTCATCTACTAGAAGTAATCAACGTAGAAGTAATAGCGGCAGATAAGGATTGATTATGGCTTGCGGTTCAAGAAAAAAACGTAAATATCGTTAAAAGAATTTCTAGCAATAGAAATAGGGTATAGCTGATTTCCCTTAATAAATAGTTGGCTCGTTGAAAAGGAGGTATTCATCATGGCTCGTTCAAAACGTAAAGCTGGTCGTAAGGCTCGTAAGTAATTCACGTTAGAATTACTACGGCACCTGTAGGGGTTATTCCCTTTCACCTACAGGTGACGTATTTCATAGTAAGAAAGAGAAAGAGATAAAATAGGAGGTATCATGGCTGGTTCTAATATCGGAAGTAAGCTACCTAATGGGGTAGGCAATATTTTATTGGGCGTTGTGAACGGCGCTAACTTTAACCAAGTTGCAGATGTACAAATCCCATTAATTGATACACCAACCAAATTTCGTGTTCGTGCAATTACTTTGACAAATGCTTCTATCAACCCAACTACTGCACGTTTTGGCGTGTTTAGTGGTGCTGGTGCTACTGGTACAACAATTGTCAGCGCTTCTACGACACCATCGCTTGCAACTGCGGCAACATTGCAAGATTTAACAATAGCCTCCACAACTTCAATTACTGGTACTGGCTCTATTTACCTTAACTTAACCACAGCACAAGGCGCGGCGGCTACCGTTGACGTTTATGTCTGGGGTGATATTTTGACTGCATAACATCATGGCTGATAATCAAGGTTTACCACCAGAATTACAACAAATGATTGGACAACCACCCGGCGCAGGCATGGGTGACGGTGCCAATGCTCCTATGGGCGCACCTATGAGTACGGATATTCCTAAAGAAGGTGAAAAAGCCGCCGCAAAAAATCAAGTAACTATTGCAATGACTATGCTTGAGCAGGCTTTAATGTCTTTAGGCTCTCATTCAGAAGAAGGTCGCGTAGTTATGGATAGTTTGATGAAATTATCAAAATATTTCCATAAAGAAGAAAATAATGAACTTGTGCCGGCACAATTAATGAGCATGATGCAATCAATGCCTCAAGTTGGTGGCGGCTCTCCAGAGCAATTAGCGTTATTAAAAGCGCAATCGCAGGGTGCAGGCGCACCGCAGGGTGCAGGCGCACCACAAGGCGCTCAACCTCAACCTCAACCTCAAATGTAAGGAGTAAATTATGGCTACTAAAACAGAATGGATGAAACCAGCCGGTTACGGTTTGCGTGACCCTTTAGATACAAAACGTCATCATGGTCGTATTGTTAATCCACCACGTTTAAATCAAATGGGCGGTCTTGACCAATTGCATGAACCACACGGTCACTACAAAAACGACATGACTATCCGTAAACCGGGTATGAGTGTTAAATAATTAACTTTTTAAAGGGAAAATATTATGTCATTAGAAAACGTATCATTGGAAGAAATGGAATCACTAGCAACTTTATCAAAGACGCTGGCTGATAACCCTGCAACGCGCAGACAGTTTTTAGAATTAATTAAAACTGCTTCGCCTGCTACCAATATTCCAGAAATTGATATGGAGTATCGTATGCAAGAGCGAACAAGACCATTGCAAGACAAATTGCAATCGTTGGAAACGCAAATTGCACAAAACAACTTTAAAGAAATTCGCCGTGCAAACCATGAAAAATTAATGGACATGGGAATCTCTAAAGATGAACTTGGTGACGTTGAAAAACTGATGTTAGATAAACAAATTGGCAATTTTGAAACTGCTGGTGAGTTTTATTTAAGTCAAAAGCAATCGGCTACACCTACTGCTGGTACTTTCTCAACACCTATGACTATGCCGGACATAAAAGAAATGGGTGGCGATATTAACCAATGGGCGCGTAACCAAGCTAATGATGCCATAAACGATATTTTGAGAACAAAGCGGTAATTAATAACATAGGGATTTTCCCTGTAACTTTTTAAATAGGAGGTCATATTATGGCTGTTTTAGGACAGGGTATTATCCCAACCGGTAGTATTGCAAACGAACTTACTGCTGTTACTCGCAGAGCATTTGTACCAAAATTAGTGGTGCAAATTTATAACTCAACACCATTGTTAGCGGCTTTAATTGCTAACGCACAGCCAGCCACAGGCGGCGTGTCATCTGTTACCGTTCCGGTACAGGGCGCACAGTTTGTAAACGGTCAATGGTCTGATTACTCTGGTACATTTAACCAACCGTCAGTACAACAAGGTGCGTTCGTATCAGAATTTGACTTGAAAGCATTGATTGTTCCAGTACCTTTCTTAGGTATGGAAGGCGCGGTTCAATTAGACCACGCTGTAATCCCTTTAATTGAAGCACGTATGAATGATGCTGGTAACGTATCTTGTGACGTAATGGCTACGGCTCTTTACAACAACACAACTAACTTGCAAGCATTTATTGGTTTGCCGGGCGCGATTGACGATGGTACTAACTTAGTAACATACGGCAACATCAACCGTTCTACATCTACATGGTGGAAATCAAAAGTTTATTCTGCTGGTAACGCTAACCCAACACGCCAAAACGTATTGCAATACATTGCTGGTACGGTTAAAAACGGTGCAGAAGTGCCTACGTTTGCAGTTTGCGGCTTTGGTACATGGACATTGTTGGCTCAAGACTTTGTTGGTCAAGAATCATACGTAATTACTCCGGGTAAATCATTTGATGAAGATAAAAATGGTCCACGTAGCGGTTTCCGAGCATTAATGGTTGGTGGCTTGCCAGTATTTGCTGACCCATATTGCCCAGAAGGTCAAATGTATTTCATTAATTCAAACTACGCTTCACTCTATATTCATGAGCAAGCTGGTTTTGCGTTTACAGGCTTTGAATCAACATTGTCTAATTTTCAATTAGGATATATTGGCGCTGTGGTTACGCTTGCTGAATTAGTGGTGACAAAACCTAAAGCTATGACGCGCGTGTCTGGCTTCAACTCACTCACACTATAATTAGGAGGATAACATGGCTATTAATATTTTAGGTTACGGTCCAAAAACCCTAGCAAACCCATCACAAGCGGTGCCATTGACCTCTGGTCAAGGTTACGTTTTACCTGCTGGTCAATATCAAGTTGTGCCGGGTTCATACACATTTTTACAATGGTTTGACCCAGTAACTTTAATGTGGCGTTCACTTGGTACACCAAGCGAATCAGACGCATCTATTATTTCATCTGACGGTTCTAACTATCGTTTGTTTAATGCTACTGGCACAATGGTTGGTGCAATTATTACAACTGCTGGTTCTGGTTACACAAACGGCATTTACTTCCCTAGCCAACAATTAGGTACTGCAACGGCTCCATCCGTTACAATGTCTGCTGGCGGTGGTTCAGTATTAGCTAAACCAACATTGGTTATTGGTGGTGCAATTAACACTACTATTGCAATCACATCTGCTGGTTCAAACTACACATTGCCTCCAGTAATTACAATCAGCAATCCACCACAAGGCGGCGTACCTGCAACTGCAACTTGTACTATTTCTGGCGGTGTAATCAACGCTGTGACTGTTACAAATCAAGGCGCAGGTTATCTTGTTGCTCCAACAGTAACAATTACTCCTGCAATTGGTGATTTAACTGGCTCTGGTGCTGTATTGACAGTCAATGCTACATTGGTTGGTTCTGGTACTGTGACTGCAATTTTGGTTGGCGCTAACACACCAATTCCGGGTACTAACCCAACTACATTTACAAACTCAAGCGCTGGTGTAGGTATGACTTCTGTACCAACATTTACATTTGCTCCTGCTTCAACTACTGCGGCAACTGCAATTATGTGCTTTACTGCAACTGCGGCAACATTTACTGGTGCAACTAACGCTGGTAACGGTAGCTTTGGTTTAATTGGCTCAACTGTAGTAGCAGGTACATCTGTATTAACTAACCCAGCAATTACAACTGGTTTATTTACTCCGCGTATGGGTTTTACTGCTTACAGCACAACCGCTTCACCAACAACAACAGTAATCGTTGATGGCGGTATTCACCAAGTTGTTCCAAATACTGTTATCGTTGCTAACTCTAACGGTACAATTTCTGGCTCAACTACTGCGGCAACAACCGCAGGCGGTGTGACTGATTTGTCATACGCAGTATTAATTTAATTAAGGAAAAAAAATGGCTTTAATTGATGAAGTAGAACGCATTTTAGGTAATTTGGCTCAAGAAGTTGAAAAAGAGGCATCTGTGTTAGTACAATTTGCGGCAAATGATTGGAACGCTTTAAAAGAGGCATTTAATGCTGAAAAAGCAGTTGCAATTACAACTGACGCACCTGTTGCAAACACAAAATCTAAAAAACTTGCTTTAGTGGATGCACCTGCTGACGTTTCGGCAGATACTTCTGCTAGTGCGTAATTTATTAACTTTGAAAGGGAAAAATTATGTTACTTCGTGTAACTAATAAGAATAGTTTTGTTTTGGTTGATAAGTATGACGGTGTTGAATACACCTTTAAACCTAATGAACCAGTCGTAATTGAAGAAGAAGCCGCAAGGCACTTCTTCGGTTATGGCACCCCAAATAAAATACCTCACTTGGTTCGTCAAGGGTGGTGCGTATCGTCTGATAAAACGGATGATGCAATGAAAAAATTAAACAATTTTGTATTTGAGCAAGGCTCTGTAGAATTTAAAAGCGCAGATGATGCTCAATTAAGAGCAAATGACATTGATGAAGTAAATGATGGTGATTTACCTGCTGATGTTTTGGAATTGAAAAATAAAATCAAGCCAACTCAAAAAGTAGATAGATTACCACCCACCAATATGTAAAAAGGATAGCCGTCTATGACAATACTGTCAGATTATTTAACATCAACTAGGCGGCTCCTCCACGATGTTTCCGGAAACTTTTGGACTGATGCTGAATTAACGGATTATATTAATGAAGCTAGAGCGCGTGTTGTTTCAGATACAGGATGCTTGCGTGTTAATCAAGTGCCGGTTTTTCAGCCTAATACTGAACAATACGGCTATGGTGGTATTACAGGCGTATCTATTACAACTGGCGGTACCGGTTATACTAACGGCACTTATGCCTTAACTATATCTGGCGGTGGTGGTACTGGTGCGGTTGGAACCTACACTTGTAGTGGCGGCGCTGTTACGTCTGCAACAATTACAACTCAAGGCTCTGGTTACAAAACTACTCCTACAGTAAGTTTTCCATCTGGAGGCGGCTCTAGTGCGGTTGGATTGGTAGGATTTATTAATGCAAACACTTTAGATATTTTGTCTGTGACAATTATCTGGGGTAATTTCCGTATTCCTCTTAACTATATGCCATTTACAGAATTGACTGCTAAATTGCGCGTATGGACTACATGGCAACAACGCCCTGCGGCGTTTTCTGTGTTTGGACAACAAACCCTTTATGTCGGACCATTGCCAGACCAAATTTACGTATCTGAAATGGATAGCGTTATTTTGCCAAACACTTTAATTGATAACTCAACGACAGAGCAAATTGCATATCCGTTTGTAACGCCTGTTCCTTACTACGCCGCACGTTTAGCTAAGATTAAAGAGCAGTCATATAACGAAGCTGAAATGTTTATGCAAATGTATAAAAAACGTGCGCTTGATAGTCTTGCTTCTACATTTACTAGAAGGCTTCCGTAAGTGGCTATGCAAGACCAAAAGTTAAAAGAAACCAAAAAACGCGAACATATATTTCGTGATTTTGGTGGCATTAACACGCAAGCGTATCGCACATCTATTAAAGATGCAGAATTTTCATGGCTTGAAAATGTTATGCCTATTGGTCATGGAAACTTAAAATGCTTGCAAGCGGCTACTGCATCATTAGCAACTATATCCCCAGACGTAGCTAACTACATGGAGCCTGCCAACATTGGCGGCACAAACTATGTTTATATGTTTTGCAATTCTGGTGCGGCGTATCAAATAAATTCTGTTACTTATGCAAAAACAACCGTTGGCGTAGCAGGCACATTTTCTGCAAGCGGCATACAAATTGCACAATGGCAAAATTCAATACTTTTGATTATTGACCCAGTTAAGGGTTACTTTACATGGAACGGCACAACGCTTGCTTCTATAAACAATCAATTGCAATCCATCACTATAACTACGTTTGGCGCTGGTTATTTTCATAGACCAACCGTAAACATTACTCCGACAAGCGGAGGCTCTGGCGCTGTAGCCACAGCAATTATTGGACTTGGTTCAGTTTCATTGACTGCCGGCGGCTCAAGCTACACCGTTGGCGATATATTAACTATTTCTGGCGGCACATTTGTTACTGCGGCACAAGTGCAAGTGACTGCTGTATC